TATTGATGTTAATCACATCTGCCGGTATTTTTGGTTACCTTTCTAATGCATTCCAACAACAAAATATACAACTCCTACAAATAGAAAGAGAAATTGCCGTTTTTGATACAAAAATTAAGCAAAATGAGAGTGAAATTGCTCGTTATACTACTCAATTAACTAATCAACAAAACATCCGTAACTCACAAGAATCAAATCTTTCCAAACAAATTGATAAAAACGTATCTACATCACGAGTTTCTCAAATGATTCGTAATGCCGATAAAGAAATTACTACAATTTCAGCAAAAATCAATAAATTAACCGAAGAAAACAACAAAAATTACGAAGAAATTAATAAAATTAAGAATGCAAACATTGATATAGAGAAAGAAGTGGGTGGATTTCGATTTGTTGCAGAAGCATTTAACGTAGAATTAGCACAAGTAGTGAAATTTTTCATATTTTTGATAGTTTTAGTGTTTGACCCACTTGCGGTTGCTTTAATTATCGCTTTTAACGGATTAATTTCTGATAAAAAGCGTAAACAAAAGGAAGCTCTGATAGAAATGATGGAAAATGATGAAAAATTGGGGTTATATGAGGTATATGGCGATAAAAAAGAGGATATAGTGGAAAATATTTCACAAAATACTGAAGATAGTGGAAAAAATTCATCAATTGAAGAGGAAGTGCCTGTTATAGTAGAAAATAATTTAAGAATTCCGATAGATTTAGATGGTGATGGTAATATTGATGGTTATGATACCGATGGGGATGGAATGATAGATGAGTGGGTTCCAAAAACATCAATGAGAGGAAGAGAAATTAGAAATAAATTACCATATTACGCAAGAACTGATTTTGATTGGGATAATAAAGCAAATTGGATAAATGACCAAAATGCTGTGAACTATTGGTTGAAGTATAAGAAATCACAGCAAGATGATTTAATTAAAACTTACTAATAATTTTGTATTTTAAGTTATTTTTCGTATATTACATTCTATGAATATAGGATATGCATGTATTAATATGAGTATGGGTAAGCAGGTTTCTACAAACCGTGCTATGATTAAAAAAACCTTTGAAGCTAAGGGATTAGATTATGTTTCCGAACTTGCACTTAAAAATGCATCGGATATTATCAAAATATTGGAGTGGAATAGGCTAAATGGTATCTATTTCTTCCGATTATCTTCTGCAATCATTCCGTGGGGTGACCATATTGATTTGACTCAACTCAAAGATTACAAAGAAATTAAGAGAGAACTCAAAAAAGCAGGTGATTTTGCTAAATTTCACAATATGCGTATAAATTCGCATCCTGGTCCGTTTTGTGTACTTACTTCACCAAATGAAACCGTTGTAAACAATACGATTGCGGATTTGGAACTACATGGTAAGATATTTGATATGATGGGGTTATCTAAAACACCATACAATAACATTAATATTCATTGTAATGGGGTTTACGGAGATAAACAGAGTGCAATGGATAGATTTATCACCAACTTTAATAAGTGTTCTAATTCGGTTAAAAAGAGGCTTACAATTGAGAATGATGATAAGGGTTCTATGTACTCTGTTAAGGATTTAATGTATATTCATCAAAAGACCGGTATTCCGATTGTATTTGATTATCATCACCACCAATTTTGACCTTTCAGAAGAACAAGCACTCAAACTTGCAGCAACTACTTGGCCTAAAGGTATTACGCAAGAAGTTCATTATTCCGAATCAAAAGCATTGCACGAAAATAATCCAAAGGAAAAACCACAAGCTCACTCATTATACATTAATCAATTACCAAATACATACGGATTGGATATTGATATTATGGTTGAAGCAAAAGCAAAAGAATTAGCAATTTTAAAATTTATATAATATGAAAAAATACGCATTATACATTGGCAGATGGCAAACATGGCATGCCGGACATGAATGGTTGATTAATCAGCAACTAAATAAGGGTAAAAATGTTTGGGTAGCAATTAGAGATGTAGAAGTTGATGAAAATAATCCAAAAACCGCACAACAAGTCCTAATAGATTTATCAAAAGAAAAATTCTTTATTGAAAATTCAGATAAAATTCTTATTAGTATCATCCCTGATATTGAAAGTGTAAACTATGGTAGAGGTGTTGGATATGAAGTTATTAACCACCCACCACCAGCTGATATTGAAATGATTAGTGGAACAAAGATTAGAGAAGGTTATATGGATACAAATGGTGATGTTATAGAGTATGCCACTAGTTAAACGACATATAGTAAAAAGTATTAGTTATCGTTTTATTGGAACTATAACTACAATTATACTCACCCTATTTGCTGGCCTACCCATAAAATGGGCAGGAATGGTAGGATTGGGTGAATTAATAATAAAACCAATCATTTACTTTCTACATGAAAGAATTTGGTATAAATTTATAAAATACGGATTAAAAAAACAACAATGAAATTAGTAGTTGACAAAAACAGCAAAGGATTTGAAACAAAAGAATTTAGAGAATATCTAAAAACACCATGTCCTAAAACAGAAATTACACAACAAGAAGCAGACCAATTAAGAGAACAATTAGAACAAGGATTAAAACAACATCCTGGTTTGGGAATATCAGCAACTCAATTGGGTATTAAAAAAAGAGCATGTTTAATTCAATTTGGTGATGAAGATTTATTCCTATTAAACCCTGTTATTAAAGAAAAATCTAATGAGGGATTTCTTTTTTATGAAGGATGTCTTTCAATTCCAAGAACAATAGAAAAACCAATCAGAACAATCAGAGCCTGTAAAGTTGTAGTTGATACAGATAATATGGGTGAAATGACATTTGAGATTAATCCAGAAGGTGATAGACAGGGTGAGCAGGTTTCAAAAGAGACAATGATGACCGTAATTGTTCAACATGAAATTGACCATTTGGATGGTTTTACAATTAAAGATAGAGTTTATACTACAACGGTTGTTAATAAACAAACATATGGTAGAAATGATAAAGTTGTAATGAAATCACCAGATGGAGATATGGTTGAGGTTAAATACAAAAAAGCAAACGATTATTTTTTAAAAGGATATGAAATAGTATAATTATGAAAATAACTTTATTTATAATTTTTGTATTACTTGGAGTTTGTATTTATGTTATTTTTAACTTACTAAAAAAGTTAGAAAAATATGAAGACCAATTTGAAGAATATCAAAAATTTATCGAAACGGAAACAAACAGAAACGAAGCATTACTGGAAGCATTAAGACAAATTGATAATCGTCAAATGTTTGAGAAAGATGATGATGTAGGTTCTATATTTTATCAAATAAAAGAAACTATTGAAAGATTTAAAACTCAAAAATAATGCCAAGAAAAAGAGGACCTAACAGACAATACTTTACAAAAGATACGGAAGATGTAATTGAATATAATCTTACAACCGACCAATTTACGAAAGATAGAATTTACAGAGAACGTATAGATTCTGCATTTAAAAAATTAGCAGAGATAGTTTATAATAAATGGAAGTTCACATACTTTGATGACGACCCACAGGATGTAATGGCCGAAGTGGTTGCATTTATGATTGAAAAAATACATATGTACAAAAATGGTAAGGGTAAAGCATTCTCATACTTTACTATTGTTGCAAGAAACTATTTAATTTTAAATAACAATGCAAACTATAAACGATATAAAGATACGGATATAATGTCTGCGTTGCCTGAAAGTTGGGATACTGAAAATAATTTTAGAGAAGAAGTTCGTAATGATGAACACCGAACATTCAATGTAAGAATGTTAGAATATTGGGATAAACATTTAGAGAATTTCTTTCCGAAAAAAAGAGATATGCAAATCGCCGATGCAGTATTAGAGTTATTTCGTAGAGCAGAATATATAGAAAATTTCAATAAAAAATCTTTGTACCTACTTATTAGGGAAATGACAGGACATCCAACCCATTATATCACAAAGGTTGTCAACAAAATGAAAGAAAGACAAATGGAGTTATATAATGAATTTGATAAACACGGTGATATAAAAATTTAAATATGATACAATTAGGTTTATCCGGCTTTTACCATGATTCAGCTGCAGCATTAGTTATTGATGGTAAAGTTATAGCAGCAATTGAAGAAGAAAAACTATCCGGTGAAAAGCATGATAGTTCTTTTCCGTTTAAGGCAATCCAATGGGTTTTAGAATTTGGAAAAATAACAATCGATGAAGTTGATATGGTTTGTTGGTATGAATCTCCTGACCTAAAATTTAAAAGAGTTGAAAATCAAATAGGTTCTAAATGGTTTCCATTGAGAAGATGGTTTCCACAATGGAGAGCATTTGAAAAAAGATGGAATGAAACCGAAGGTAATTTACAAGGCCTTTTAGAAACCATCGGATATACAGGTGAAATACTATATACAAAACACCACCTATCTCATTTAGCATTTTCATATTACACATCACCATTTGATGATGCAATTGGTGTATCAATTGATGGAGTAGGTGAAAATGAAACACTTTTAGCATGCTATATTAGAAATAATAAATTTCATAAAATAACATCATTAAATTTTCCGAATTCATTGGGATTGGTATATTCTGCATTAACTGCTTATTTAGGATTTAAACCAAATGAAGGTGAGTATAAAGTTATGGGATTAGCACCATATGGGGATAGTTCAAAATATCAGCATGTATTTGATAAAATTACTTATTACGAAAGATTGGCTGATTTGGTAAATATAAATCAAAAATATTTTACATATAGAACGTCCGAAACGGATATTAGTAAACATAAACCAAAAATATTTCACATATCGCACATCAGAAACGGATATGTTTAATATGAATTTGATTTCATTAATAGGATTTCCACCCCGTTTTAAAGGTGAATCAATTGAACAACATCATAAAGATTTAGCCGCAGCATTGCAAAGCTGGTATGAATCTCAATTTTATTTTATTTTAAACAGAGTAAATAGTAATTGGAATAGTGAGAATTTAGTATTGGGTGGTGGATGTGCATATAACGGAACAGCAAACGGTAAAATAAAACATCATACAACTTTTAAAAATGTATGGATACCATTTGCGCCATCGGATGCAGGTTCTGCAATTGGCGCATGTTTGTGGCATTGGCATATTACATTAGGTAATCCAAAAGTACATGGTGGGGATAATCAATCACCATATTTAGGACCAGAATGGAATATTAAAGTCGGAGATATTGTAAAGCAAAATAAAAAATTATGTGTTGAAGTTGCACCTGATGAAGAACGTTTATGCCAGATAATTGCAAAATATGTAAAAAATGGAAAAATAGTTGGTTGGTTTCAAGGTAGAACTGAATTCGGTGCAAGAGCATTGGGCAATCGTTCTATATTGGGTAATCCACATCTTCCAGATATTAGAGATAAAATTAATAAAGTTGTCAAAAAAAGAGAAATGTTTAGACCATTTGCTCCATCAGTAACACAAGAAGATTATCAAAAATATTTTAGTTCCGAAGGTGATGTACCATATATGAATCAAGTTGTAAAAGTAGTTTCACAAATACCAATTCCATCCGTAACACATATTGATAATAGTGCAAGAATACAGACTGTAACAAAAGAACAAAACCCTTTATATTATAAATTATTGAAAGAGTTTGAAAAACTAACAGGTACCCCTATACTTTTAAATACGTCATTTAATTTAAAAGACCACACAATGACAAATGATCCAGATAAAGCAATATGGACATTCCTAAATTGTGATATGGATGTTTTAGTAATTAATAATTTTATAATTTATAAGTAATGATATTACATGCTTACGGTGATAGTTGGACCGAAGGTGAAGGATGTAATTTAAATGAAGAATCCAAATTAAAAAATCAGGATTTAATCATATATAGAAATCAACACTCTTGGGTAAAACTGTTAGGAAACAAATTAGGATTGAGTTGGATTAATAATGGTAAAAGTGGAAATCCAAACGCAGTAATATTTAATCAAATTATAGATGATGTTACGAATGGTAGGGTTAAGAGAGGTGATTTTGTAATTGTATTATGGAGTTCATCTTTAAGAGATTACGCTGCATTTTTACCAAGACAACAATGGGTTAGTTGGTCTGTAAAACATCTAATTAATTTACCTGAAAAGTTTATAAATTCTTATAAAAGCAATAATTCTAATTACGATTTATTCCTATCAGAATATAAATCATTTTTTTTAAACCAAATGTTTAATCAAAACTATTATAATATTGTTAATCAAAATTATATAATATTTTTACAAAAGTTATTTGAATATTATGGTGTGAAATGGATAATGGCAGATGCTTTTGACAAAATGATTGTTGATTTGGATTCAAAGGATGATATTACACACTTAATTGATAAATCTGTATATTGGAATTTTATGAAAAAAACATTTAAAGATTTTTTAATAGAAACCAAAACAGATTGCTTTGAAGATGAAAAAATGATTACAAAAAATCCGGCTCAACATCCAAACGAATTGGGATATAATCTAATAAGTGAAGAATTTTATAATTATATAGTAAAGAATGTGATATTATGAGTTCAGAATTTCAACTATTTGATGGTAAAAATCTATCATCATTATTTAGAGATATATACGAAAACCAACAAAACAAAAAGAAAAACATTTCCGATTTAATTGAATCATTGAGGAAATTAATTAAGAACGTTGGTGAAGCAACAGTTATTGCCCCAATCATAAAAGACCTTATCGAAGTATCAGTTAAAAATGATGAACACTTAATTAAGATGGCAACTATTGCACAAAGACTTGCTGCAGCAGAAGCAAAGGGTATTGGTGAAGATGGTTGGTTAAGTGAGCAAGAGAAAGCACAATTGTTTTCTCAATTAGAAGAAACTATTGATGAAGTTGATGCAAAAAACAAAGAAAGAATTACGGATATTGAAATAGAGATTGAAGAAATAACAAAAAAGATTAAATAATGGTATCCTTTTTAGCAACGGTAACTAAAGTATTCTATAAAGAAGAAGATTTTTTCGATACCGAAAAAAAAGATGATTTTCTTTTAAAATATAATGATAACAAAAACTTTGCAGATAAAGATTCTAGATTTTTGGGAGCAATAACATATGCAAGAGAAACTCCTATTATCGTAGAAGCATATGCATTTCCATTTGATAAAAATAATTTTACATATCCGATACAAGGTGAGACTGTAATTATTTTAGAAATAGAAAATGAGTATTTCTGGTTACCATACTCTACCACTCTATATCCAAATTATAGAGAAGATTATAAAACATCCGAAACATCGAAAGAAAGAAAACCAGAAGAAGCAAATACAAAATCTACTGCAAAAGATTATAAAGAAACGAAGCAAACAGGTACAACAAATACCCCACCACCTGCTAAAAAATCAGAAACTAAAAAATACAAAGTAAACGAAAAAATAAAGTTTCTAAAACCAAAAGAAGGTGATACGATAATTCAAGGTAGAGTTGGTAACACAATTCGTTTTTCCGAATTTTTCCTAACAGAAGATGATAAAACATCATCACCATCTATATTCATTCGTAATAAACAAAACCCAGAATTAGATGATAAGAAGATTGGTGAGTTAATAGAAGAAGATATAAACAAAGATGGTACATCTATTTACTTAACATCTGGTAAAGTAAAAGTTCCGTTTAAAGAAACGATTGAAAAAACAAAAGTAGGATTTAAAGAATACCCATCATCAGATGATTTAAAGGGTGACCAATTTTGGTTAAATTCGGATAGAATAGTACTATCAGCAAAAGCAAAAGAGTTTATAATATTTGGTAAGGGAAATACGGGAGTAATTACGGATGGTAATTATTCAATTGATGCTGAAAAGGAAATTTACTTTCACAATAAGAAAAACATAACAATACATTCGGAAGGTTCTAACAATATTTTCTTAAATTCGGATAGTGGTAAAATATATTTAGGAAAAGATAAAGGTGAAGGTGATGCAGGAGCGGCAGTACAAAAAATGGTATTAGGTGGTGAGTTAGTTAAGATTTTAGAAGATTTAATAGATGCAATAACAAAACAAATTTATTTAACACCAGCTGGTCCATCTGCAACGGGGCCTACAAATGTAGCTACGTTTAATCAGATAAAATCTAAATTAAAAACAATATTAGCAGCTAAAAACTTTTTAAGTAAGAACTAATGTCATGGAGTATTTTCAAAGCATCTTTGCTGCCGGTGATGCAATCACACGCATTTGGGAACAATATGGCAGGATTTGCGAAAGCATTCGCATTAGCATATGATACTGCTATAAAAGCAGGAAAAGAAACGGTAAGTCCAATCCCATTGATGAAAGGAAACGTAACAGCAATGGAAGCCCAAATAGTTGGGTTACTATCACAAACACAAAAATCAAATTCGCTAACTTTATTAGATGTTATAGGGCCTGCAGTTATAACCTATTGGACGGGTGGATTAATGATGCCAATCCCACCAATAATACCTCCACCGGGTGCAATAAAAAGTATAGCACTTACACAAGGTTTGGTTTTAAACCCAGGAGTTTGGACACCTATTCCTGTTCCACCAAACAATAATCCATCGGTATTTTTAGATGCATTTATTAATGCAGCAAAAATACATTTGAGTACTGTTAGTGGATTATACATAGTATTAGCACAATATCCACCACCAGCACCACCTGCTCCTGGAGTTATACCCTGGTCTGGATATATTGTACCCTAATTAAATTTTAACTTTCAATATTTATTAAAAACAATTATTATGGATTCGAAATTATTAGTCGGATTAATCAAAGAAGTTGTAAAAAACGAAGTTAAGCAACAAGTCAAAGAAGAATTGGCAAAATTGATTAAGTCCGGTGCAGTTACATTAAACAAAGAAAGAAAACAACCATCATTAATGGAAATGACGGAAGTTAAAAAACAACCAGTAAAAAATACACAACTTGATTTACATAGACCAACAAAGCAATTTTCAAATAATCACATATTAAATGAAGTCTTAAATCAAACTACTCCGTTCACTGCAGCACAAAGAGCAGAAGGTGGAATGATGGATGAAAGTTCTGTATTAGATATGATACAACCAGAAAGATATGAAGAGGATGGTTGGGAAACTATGGATTACAGAATGCAACAAACACCAAAACAAATACCATCAACGGGTAATGCAGGATTGGATGCAATTCAAAAGGCATTAAATAGAGATTATACTCAATTGACAAAAGTATTCACAAGGCAGGAAAAAGAAAAAGGATTAAGATAAAATGGCAATAGAATTAGGAAAAGTTAATGTAAATGATTTATCTAAAAACGATTATAAGGTAATCGGTATAGGTATAGATAGAAGTTCTAATTCTAATGGTATATTTTCTGTCAATTTTACAACTATTTCGCAGGCTAGAGCAAAAAAGGGAGAAAGAGTTATGTATCCTGAATTTGGTTGTGATATTTGGTCTTTACTATTTGAACCAATTATTACTGGTGAAATCGATGATAAAATAGAGGCAACAATAATAAGAGCAGTAAATATTTGGATGCCCTATATTAATATTGATGAAATAATTTTTGATTATGATGATGAAGATATTGATAAACATCAAATAAATTTAGAAGTAAGGTTTTCTTTAAAATCAAATGAAAATCTTTCCGAAACAATAAATGTAAGTATAAAACAATAATAGATGGCACTAAAACCAACGGATAAAAATTGGAAAAACAATAATAGGGATATAAATTATGTCGGTAAAGATTTTGCATCATTTAGACAAAATTTGGTCGAATACTCTAAAACATATTTTCCTAATACATTTTCTGATTTTAGCGAAGCTTCACCTGGTGGTGTATTTTTAGATATGGCTTCATATGTCGGAGATGTTCTATCTTTTTATCAAGATGTTCAATTAAAAGAATCAATGTTGTTACATGCAACCGAAAGAAAAAATGTTGTATCGTTAGCACAAGCATTGGGATATAAACCAAAACTAACAGCACCAGCTGTTACAACATTGACAGTATACCAAACCGTCCAAGCAAATGGTGCAGGTGGTAACTATCAACCAAACTCCACATATTATTTTAAAATAAAAGATGGATTACAAGTACAATCGAGAACAAATTCATCTATAATTTTTAGAACAACGGATACTATTGATTTTTCTAATCCAACGGATAGAGAAATAGATGTTGCTGGTAGGGACTCTGCGACAGGCGCACCCAATTTATATTTAATAACAAAAAAAGTAAAAGCAATTTCTGCGC